CGTGGTCGTCGCCGCGGACCAGGAAGAAAGATACGCTCGTCCCGGCCGTGGGCGCGCTGCCCCCCGTCGTGATCTTGTAAAAGACCTGGAGCTTCCCCGCGACCGGCGAGGTCCCGGCGACCTGAGGGGAGACCCGCCCGGCCCCGTCGGCCAGAGAGGCGAGCGTGATGGTCAGGGCGCTTGAGGCCCCGATCTTTTGCAGGATTTCGTTAGCCATGATTTCAACCCTCCAGAACTTCGATTTCCGACTCGACGACAAAACCAAGCGGAGGCAAGACGTCGACCGTAATGGTCGCCGACCGCTCCGAGAACATTCCTTGAGAGTCTAGCGCCCGGACGTGAATGGGGAATTCGCTCGAGGGGAGGAACCCCGACCAACCGGGACCGAGGACCCGGTCGAGCAGGCGCGCGCCGGACCAATAGGTCCCGACCCGGAGCTCATAACCGACCGCCCCCTCGACCGGATCCCAGGAGAGGGTCAAGCGGCCGGGCGAGACGAAGGCCTCCAGGCCGGAGGGAACGCCGGGCGAGCGTGGCGCCCATTCCTGGGCCGTGGACGAGGTCGCCGCGGCCGACCCTGTCGGGACCGACCCCGCTCCGGCACTGAGGACCTGGAGCTCGAGCGCGCCGCCTGGAGGCATGGCCCAGGGGAGCGCGGCCGAGGACCCGGTCCCACGATAAATCAGGGCCCACCGCCCGCCCTCGGGCCGGGCGTAGACCATGACCTCGCGGCCGGCGAGCTCGGGCGGAGGAACCCAGGAGACCCGGTGCTCGCCCCCGCCCTCCGGGTCGAGCGCGACCTCGAGCATGGGCGCCGGCGGCGGGACCGGGTCAGGGAGCGGGTCCTCGTCGGTCGGGCCGAACTCCTCGACCTCCTCGAGGTCGAAGACGTCATCGGAATACGGGACCAGAGTGAGCTCGGCCGAGAGGTCCTCGAGGAGTCGGATCCGGGCGATCTGGTAATCGCGGAGGAGCGCCTCGTCGCGCCCGATCCCCACCACCGCCCCGATCGACCAGGAGAGCGCCGGCGCGGCGAAGGCGATCGGCGTCCCGGCCGGATAGTCCCCTGCCGGCGAGGAGACCACCCGCTCGACCCACCCGGCCGCGGTCTCGACGACGATCCGATAGGTCGCGGCCGCGGCGAGGGTCACGTCCCGATCGAGGACGATCTGGGTCTGGGTCGCGCCCGCCTCGCGCGCGCGCATCGACTCGGTTCCCCACTCGAAGAACTGGACGACGTCGGTCTCGAGGCCGACCCGGTCGCCGAGCTCCGCGGCGAGCGCCTCGAGGCCCACCGTCAAGGTGATATGGTGATCCTGGATCCGCTCCTGGAGATGCCGGAAGATCCCGATCCGGCGCGCCTGAGAAACCCGGGTCACGCCGAGGACCTGGATCGTCTCCGCCCGGACCGGCTCGGCGCCGAGCTTCCACGGTTCGAAAACGCCGATGGCGAGCGGGTCCTCGATCGAGACGATCTCGGTCTCGAAGTCGGCCGCCTCGGAGAGGATCTGGACGTCGATGATATTCGGCCGGACCCGATTATCCTGAAAGGTAATCTGGAGGTCCCTCGAATTCGCGCGCGTGAAGACCTGGGTCCGGTCGACCGGATGGTCCCATCGAACGGTCAGGATGCTCCCGACGAGGATCGGGACCGCGTCGCCGGTCCGGCAGATCGTCCGGATCGTTTCCCACGCCGGCGCGCCCGAGTCGAGAACGAAGTCGCACCGGCACCGCGCCTCCAGGCCGCCCTCTCCATCGTCGACGAGCTCGTCGCACCAGTCGGCCCACTCGGCGAATTTCTCCGCGTCGATATTCGCGAGCGTGAAATGGTTCCCAAGGCCTCCGCGCCTCGAGGTCAGGAAGTCGGCGAGGACCCACGCCGGATTCCGGCCGATCCATTTCGGCGCCGGCGAGGCCAGGTAAAAGGCTGGTTCCTGCCATCCGAGGATCGGGATCCAATACGGGCAAAGCCGGCCCCAGACCGGAAAGGTGACATTCGGCGAAGGCCCCGAAATGCGCTCGGTCGCTTGAATGTCGAGCGAGAGGAGCGCGGTCCCCGGATAGCTCGGCGCCGTGTTCTCGCCGACCTGAGACTCTTCGATGACCTCCGACCAGGTGCAAACACTCGAGGCCCGGGCCGTCGAGGGGAAGGCCGGGTCCTCGTCGTCGGGCGTGAGCCGATAGACCTCAATCTCCCACTGGCCCGGAGGTTCAAAAAAGAAGGCCGGTTCGACGTCGAATGAAAAGATAAAGGGCCCGCGATGGGCGCGGCCTTCGAATACCTGAAGGAATGGGTCGGAATCGAACCACGGCCCCGGGTTGACCGGATCATAGCGCCGGAAGCGGAAGCGGAAATCCACTTGGTAGTAGCTCGGGAGTCCGCCGCTTGTGAGCCGATAGAGGCCGCCGGCGAAGCTGATCCGGACCTTCATCCTCGAGACGTTCACCCCGACCGTGACGTATCGATAAGGGACCCCATAGGGGAGGTCCCCAGCCACGGCGAGGACGGAAGAAAAGGCGAGCCAGTCGGCGAAGGGCGCTTGGTGGATCTCCCCACTCCGCGCCTCCGCGGCATCCCCCGCCGAGAATGCCTCGGATCCATTCACCCGGAGACCTCCAGGGATCGCCCCTTTCGCGACCGGCTCGCCAAAGATCTGATCCGGCGACCCGTCGGGCAGGTCGCCGATGGCGTAGATCGGGCCCTCGCCGATGGCGAGGAGAAGGCGGAGATGGTCGGCGAAACTTTCCGGCGCCGTGGCGCTCGCGCCCGGGCGCTCGAATCGTTCCCAGATCGTCCGGCCGATGCACTGCCCCCCGACCCGATGATGGCCCCAGATCATCGGGATCCGATGGCCGACCCCGTAGGTGGTCTCGATCCCGGCCCAGGTGTAGGTCGGTGACTCCTCGCCGAGACCGCGCGCCGAGGCGACCGGCTTTTGAGGCCCCATGAGCGCCTGAGAGGCGAACCCCATCAGGGCGCCGACCACCATCGGCAGGAGCACGGAGAAAAGGATGGTCTCGATCCCGGCCGGGAGGGCCGCCAGGATGACCGTCGCGCCTGGAGGCGGAACGGTGACCGCCAGGAGCTCGCCGCGGATCTGGCGCCCATCCTCCAGGGTCGCCGTGATCGGCCCGGCCTCGGCCCGAATCAGGCCCGCGGCGAGCTCGAGGCAGGAAGCCCCGCGCCAGGGGAGCCGGAGGATCCGCTTCCGGATCGGAGGAGGGAAGGCCCGCTCGATCAGGAGGACCCGGACCCAGGGTCCCTCGATCCGCTCGGGCGGCCGGAGGACCTGGAGGACCCGGCGCTCGAGGCGCGCGAGCGGCGTCAAGACCACGCCGGCCCCGCGGACCGCGTGGAGGACGTTCGGGCCGACCTGGAGGCCGAGATGGTGCTCGCCGGCGCCTCGAAGGATGAGGACGTCGCCGGTCCGCGGCCCGCGCGCGAGCGGGACCTCGGTCCACCCGGGCGCGAAGGTCGCCGAGTCCTCGAGCACCGATCGCTGATCGGGCCATGGGTCGATGAGATCGAGGTCGGGCCGGAGGCGGCGGAGCGCCTCGAGGACGACGCCGAGGCAATCCATCCCCTCCCGAGAGCGCCCGCCCTCGGCCCAGGGGATCCCGATGAGATCTGAGAGGTCGCTCATCGCTGCACCGGCGGAATGCCCGGGAAAGCCCGGTTGATCCTTGGATGGCGGATCGGGCGGCCGGCCGCGGCCTCGTCGAGGCCGTGCGCCTGGCACCCCGCCGCGCCGAAGATCGTTTTATCGCAAAAGGTCAGGTCCCCGACGTAACCGCAGGTCTCCGGATCTTTATAGCGGAAACTGCACCGGTCCCTTGCGTAGATCCCGGTCGGTGAGGCGACGTCGAAATAATTCGGGAGCTCGAGGGAGAGGACGATCCCCTCGGATGTAACGGTCGCGGCGCGCACTTCCCACGTCCATTCGATCTTCGCCTCCGCGACCTCGAGGAGCGCGGAATGGACCAGGCGGATCGTCACGGTCTGCCCGATCATCCCCTTTCCCAGCCAGAGATAACGCGAAAATTCCCGCGTGACGTTCGATAATTTCAACCGGCAGGTCGGGAGCTCGCCGGCGCTGTTCGCCTCGAGGTCCTCATGGATGAGCGGATAGGGGAGGAACTCCTGCTCGGCCCAGGTCACGACGTGATCGGTCGAGGTCAGGTAGAAAGTCGGTGAGGGAGTCGGGTCGGGATTCTGGGCGAGGGTCCCCTCATAGAGCCAGATCCAAGGCGCGGCCGAACAGGTCCGCCGGATCTCCGCCATCATAAGCGCCGGGAGCGATCTCATACGATCTCCTCGGCTACAAAGGTGAGCTCGACGAAGGTCGCCGAGATCGCCTCGAATCCTTCGATGGTAATCGAGCGCGGATTGAGGATCCAGGCTGTATCGATGATGGCTCCGGGCGGCCGCCAGCGGATCCCGCCGAGCGCGGAGGAGCGGAAGAAGGCGGCGAGCGTATTGCACTCGTCGCGGGTCATCCCCTGCCAGGAGAGCGAATAGACCCGGCGCGCCTTCAAGTATTTCGGATGGGTCGCACGATAACCGAGCGCGAACTCGATCTCCCGGATCTCGGTCTCGAGGGAGAGCGAGGTCGAGAGGGTAGGTTCGATCGGGAGCTCGGGCAGGTGCGCCGGATCGAGCGCGGTCTCGCGGCCCGGGACGATCGCGATCGGAGGGCCAGGGGTTTCGTAGGCGCTCACGGGCGGATCGGAATCGTGGCCCATCGCGAAGGCGAACAGGTGGAAGGAGAGGACGGCGCTCTGGACATTCTCGGCCGTCTCGAGCGGAGGATAGTCGCGGAGCGGGACGTCGCCGAGGAGCGCGAAGGAATGCGCCCCGATCCCGATCTCGACCTTCGCTCCGGTGACCGACGGGACGGAGCAGTAAAGGGATTTCGAGGCGGTCCGGGTCCTCGAGGCGATCGCGCCGAGGCGCGGTTCGAAGAGCGCGCCCGAGTCGACCTCGAGGCGGGTCCGGCAACCGACCTGGGCCGAGGCGCGGCCCGAGAAGAAGAAGGCCTGGCGGCGGAGCGCGCCGGAGTCGGTGAAGGTCTTCCGTTGAAACGTATAGTCGCCTTGGTAAGGTTGCGACCAGAAACGGCCATCCCCGCCCGCCGGCGTCCCGGTCCAGACCCACGGGTCCATCGCGGTCCCGACGTCGAGGACCATGAGCTCGGCCCGATAGAGGCGGCCAGGAGTCGGCGAATCGTCGCCCAGGTGGACCTCGGCGGTCCAGGAGGACCCGGCCCCGAAGATCCCGGCCTGGCCCATCCAGTATCGATCGGTCAACCGGTTCGGCCGGACCGCCTGGCCGAAATGGACGAGGGGATCATTCGCCCAGGGGAAGACCCCGGGCAGAGTGGTCCAGAGACGTCCGACCGGGCCGATCGAGGAGTTGAGCGATTCGGGCGCGATGAGCGCGGACCAGGCGATCAGCCAGGCGCCGCCAGGGATCCCGGTCTGAGCGAGGATCGTCGCAAGGGGAAGACCGCCGAGCGCGGTCCCATTCACGGGATCGCTCGAGGCGTAGCTCTTGCGATAGACCTGGGACAAGGGAGAGGTGCCGATAACGGTCAGATCCCAGACCATGACGGAGATCTGATCGAGGTAGCAGAAATCGGCCTGGAAATCGACGCCGCGGACCTTGCCGGAAGGCCAGGCGAATCGCGCGATGAGTTCGAGGTCCTGGGCGGCAACCGGAGCGTGGGGGATCATCGCGATGAAGGGGAACCCGCGGCCCCACCGCGGGACCTGAGAAAAGGGCGGCCGGTCTGGAATCAAGGCGACCATGGTCGGGTCGATGCGCTGCTCGAGGCCCGACCAGTAGCTCCCCCCGCCCTCGCGCCAGGAGACCTCGACCCGGAGCGCGAGGGCCGGGTCGGTCTTGCCGGCGACGCAATCGCCGACCAGGCCGGAGGCGATGAGCAGGTAGGAATGGCCCGCCGTGAAGGCCGCGGCCGGAATGGTGAGGACACTCGTCCACCCGTCGAAGGGTCCGGGCGCGGCCGACCCGACGGCCGGCACCAGGACCAGGCCGCCGCGGAACGAATCGCCGAAGAGCGTTATAGTCATGCCCGGCTCACAGCCTGGCGGAACCCGGGCCGCCTCGAGATCGCGTCCTGGATCATTTCGGAGAGGAGGGTCTTCCTTTTGTAGATGAGCTCGTCGAACCCGCGCGAATCATTCGCCAGAATGGTGAAATTCACTGAGACCGGTCCGGACCCTTCGCCCCGCGGCCCGAACCCGCTCGACCCGCCCTCGAACCCGGAGGGCCCGATCCCGGCCGCGGCCATCGATGGCGCCGACCCGGCGCCCCCGAAGGCGGCCGCCGGCGCGCCGCCGCCGCCCCCGAGGATTCCACCGAAGATCCCGCCCATGGCGCGCATGAGCGCCATCCGGATGAGGATCTGGGCCAACTGCTTGAGCATATCCGCCGCCATATCGCGGAATGCGTCCTTTGCGCTCTTCGCGCCAGTGACCCAGTCGGTGAATCCCTGGGTCATCGATTCGGTCATGGTGAGCAGACCCGAGACCACCGCATCCCGGGCGATGGCGGCCGTGTCGGTTGCGTAGGTCTTGAAGTCCTCGAGACCCTTTTTCATCCCACCGGTGAAGTCCTGCCAGGCCGTCTTTGACTCCTCGACAATCACTCCCGGCTCGGGCGTCTCCGGTTCGATCTCGATCTCGGGCATAAATTCGCCGCGATAGGCGCCCTCCTTCGCTCCCTTCGGTTCCTTGGGCCCAAAGTCCAGTTCCGCTTCTTGAGGCCCGGCCCGGAGGAGCTTCCGAAGGCCTTCGGCGGCGTCCTGGATCGCCTTGATCTCGACGTCGAAACTCTTCGCCTTGCCCCGCTCGAGCTCGGCATTAAGTAGCGCAATCTGCTCCTTTAGGTCCTCGATCAGTTTCGCCCTGTCGGTGATCCCGGCCGGGAGAGGCCCTCCGGATTCGATCTTCTTGAGGCCTTCGGAAAGGCCGGAGATCCGGTTCTCGAGTTTCCGGGTCGCGAAATCCGAGGCGCCAGAGATCGAGTGTAAGATCGCGGAGATCTGGTTCGCGATCTCGAGGAACAGGACCGCCATCTTCTCGAGTGCCGAGACCGTCCCGATGGCGATCGAGCGGACCGCTTCGACGATCAGATCCCGATTGTCGGCGAGGAACTCCGCCATCCGCTCGAGCGCCCTCTGGAGCGGAGGATAGAGCTGGAGCGAGATCGCGTCCTTGATCCCCTTAACCGAATTCTCGAATTTCTGCTTCGCGATCGAGAATTGAGTCGCGACCTTCTCGGCCCCCGCCGTGACCGACACTCCGAACCGTTTCGCCTCCTCGGACCAGGCGCGCATCGAATCGCGGCCCTCGGCCATGAAGGCGCCGAACCGCCCGCCCCCCTCGCCGAAGAGCGCCAGGAGAGCTTGGGTCTTCTCCGCTTGGGTCCCCATCCGCTCGAGGCCTTCGGAGACCTCGGCGAAGACCTCGACCAGGTCGACGTTTCCCTCGGCGAGCGCATCGACCGAGAGGCCGAGCGCGGCGAAGGCGTCGGCCTGAGCCTTAGACCCGGCCCGAGCTTGGGCGATCGCTCTCGAGAAGGCCGAAAACGCCGCCCGCGCCTGGTCCTGCTTGACCCCGACACTCTCGAGGCCATAGATCATTTCGGAGAGGGATTCGGTGGTCACTCCGAGCGCATCGGAGAGCGCCGAGATCTCCGCGATCGCCTCGGCCGTCGAGGAGATAAAGGACCCGAATAGGCGCGCGCCCCACACTGCGGCGAGACCCGTAACCGCGCCCTTGAGCGAGAAGAACCCTTTGACCAGGCCGGAGACGTGGCCCGCCATTCCCTTCGCCCATGCGGCGCTCTTCGAGGCGATGGCGGTAAGGCCAGGCGAGATCTGGTCCTTCAGAGAGGCGATGGCGGCGAGTTCAGTCATCGGATTTCTTTAGGTATTTCGCCCGTTCGCGGCCGATGAATCCCACGGCCTGGATCCACCCGGCCGCCTGGTCGAGGAGACCTCCAGGCGCCGGCATGATCCCGGCGTCGAGGAGGACGTAGTCGCGGCAGATCTCCCATGCGATCCTCGGGACCGATCGGCCCGGGCAACGGAAGATCGGCATCATCCCGCCGTGGTCCTTGCACGCCGAGCACCCTGCCCCGTCGCACGCCGGGCAGGGGATCCGACCGATCGGCCTCGCGGCGTCGGCCAGGCACCCCCATGCCTCGCGGCCCCCTGGCGGACAGGTGCGACAGTCCTTCTTCCACCGCCGGCTCCAGGTCGCCCCGGCGGCCAGGATTAGTTTTTTCGATCGGTCGCATTCCAGGCGTTCCCCTCGAGGATTGCCGAGGTCAAGGCCTTGCGCAGATCGCGCGGGATCCGCGAAATGAAGTCATCGGAGGCGATCGGGCCGGCCCCGCTCTCCTGCCACTCGAGGCCGACCTCGGCCCCGTCGGCGTCCTTGAAATTCCGGACCCCGCGGATCCCGCACTGGAGCACAAGAAGCTGGAACCGGCCCCGCGGGATCTCGGCCGAGACCGAGGGATCCGGGATCAGCGTATCGATCATCCAGGCATCCTGGCGCGCCGTGATCGTCCCGAGGGTCCAGACCGTTGCCTCCGGCCCGGCCTCGAGGTCCTCCGGCGCAATCCATTCCCAGGTCCGCTTCGGGTCGCGTGCAATCGCCATCGGTCTCCCCCTATCAAACCACGTAGATCTCGAGCTCGTCCTCGCCCTGGATCGTCTCGGTCCGAAGAGCGAACCCGATATTCCCGACCAGGATCCCCTCCCGGCTTTCGAGCGGCCGCGTGAGGACCTGGGCCGACGGGATCTCGATCCAGACATTCGAACCGAGATCATGCCCGGTAAGCCCGATCCCGGCGAGGCCGACCCCGAGATAGGTCGAGATCGCGACCAGGGTCGACTCTTTGATCCGGTCGCGCCAGGAGTAGGTCCCGGGAGGGACCATTTCGGGCGTCATGGTGCCCTTAGCGTCGCGGTCGGCGACGATATGGGAAACCCCGCCCTCCTCCTCGTTCGCATCGGTCCGAATGTTGACCGCGTTCCCGAGGTCGATCTCGAGAGCCTCGGTCCGGAAGGGGATTCCATCGACCGAGAACTCGGCCAGGTGGAAGCGGAGCGGCGCGCCCGGGTCCTTGGTCCCACCGGTGAGCGAGACCATATCGATCTCGCCTTCGGACATTCCCTTGAGCTCGAATTGAATCTGGGAAGGCTGCCCGGCCGAGAGGACGATCTTCGCGTTGCCCCGGCACCCGCGGACCTTGATCGCCATCCCGTCGAGGACCTCGGCGACCGAGAGGGTCCAGTTGTCCTTCGGCGCGGCGTCAGCGGCAAGCGTCGCCGTGTCGCCATTCGTCTGCCCGGTGACCACCATAGCGTCGACGAATGTCCCGATGATCGGCTCGATGTAGAGGGTCTGGGCCGACCCGGTCGCGAGGCCGGACCCGGCGAGGATGACCCCGTAGGCATCCGGCGATCCGCCTTTCGTCCCCTTGACCGTCTCGCCGACCTCCGTCGTCGCCCCCGTCGTCCACCCGGCCGCGGAGGTCGCGACCTGATAGCGGATCTTGGTCTCCGGGACGTAGTGCCACCCGCCGAGCGCGGTCGCGCCGGCGGAGGTCACGTCGGCGACCTTGGTCGAGGTGGACCATTCGTCGGTGGTCTTATAGACCGGGTCCGAATTGGCGAAGGTCCCGAGGGTCGGAATGTAGAGGATGATCGTATGCCCGGCCGCGGTTGCGTAATTGCCGACCGCGATCCCGGTCGCCGTGGGGGAGCTTCCATGGTTCCCGATGACCGCCTTATGGGCGAGAGGCGCGGCCCAATTCTCAACCAGGATCATCCCGAGGGTCTCCATGCGCATCCCGCAGGCCTGGAGGATCGGGCCCCACTCCGGTTCGACCGGGACGCCGAGGACGTTCCCGCTCCCGCGGAGATCCATGGTAAAGTTGACCGAGGCGGTCGAGCGCCCCACCACGGTCTTTCGCCTCGAGAGCGAGCTCCCCGCGGTCTGGCGCGCAATCTCCTCATGCTCCTCGGTGAGCTCCGGATCGAATGCGACGACGTTGTAGGGCGCGGACAAGGGATCGGTCCAGACCCCCTCTCCCGTCTCGACCCGCGCGAAGATATCTTTGACTCGTTCTAACATGGTTCTATCGCCTCCTCGAATAGGATGGAAATCCGGTGATCGGCGGCCGAGATCGCCTCGACGGAGAGGGATCGGATCCGCCCTTTGATCGGGGTTCCGTCCGGCGGCGTCCAATCGACGACGTCGGCGCCGAGGCCGGAGCGCACCGCGAGCCCGCGAATCCAATCGGAAGCGCCGATCCCGCGACCGTCCCATCGGATCGTGAACCGCCGCGGGACCCGGCGCGCCTGGCGCCCATGGATGAGTCCGGGCGGCCCGGTCGAGTCGATCCCGAGGTCCTCCTCGGTCACGGCGTAACCGTATGGGAGCGCGAGGGTTTCGGTCACGTCGCCCCCAATCCGATCGAGTAGTATCCAATCTCGGCAGTGACGATCCCGCCGACGTCGCCGATCCCCTCAACGGCCGGGAAGAGCGAGCTCTCGACGTCGCGAACGTCGAAGGCGTTTCCCCCGAAAGTATGATCGGCCATGACCACGGCCTCGATCTCGGCCAGGAGGCGGTCAATGGTCTCGAGCAGGGTCTCGCCCTCCGCCTCGACGGCGAAAAGGTAGATCGCGACCCGTAGAAACCGCGTGAATCGACCATTCGCCGGACCTGCCGTCAACCGATCCGAGGTCCAGGTGAGCGCGACGCAAGGCCGCGCCGTGACGTCGGGCGGTTCGCGGTCGAACAGGACCACGGCCTCGAGGTCCTCGAGCGCCTCGAGGCGCTCCTGGAGGTCTTCGACTATGTCGTTCCGGCGCGTCACTTCCCCCTCCAGGCCTTGCCGAGGTCGCGCTTCAAGACCTTCTCGAGGCGCTCGAAGAAGGCCCTCTGGGTCGCGCCCTTCTTCCAATAGGTGAGCAGGCCCAACCGCGCCGGGATCCGGACCTGGCGATGGAGCGCGAACATGATCCGCCCCGCGCCGGCCCGGGTCTTCGCGACGAGGAACATGCGATTCCCCTGGCGCGGCGTCGACCAACCCTTGATCGTCCGGGCGAGCGTCGCCGGCGACCGGAATCCCTTCCGGACCTTGCCCGAGGCGTTCTTCGCCCCGGGCCCGGGAATCGCCATAGCGCCCTTCGAGGTCGGCCGGAGCGTCGCGCCTCGCTCGAGCGCGAGGAGGTTTCTGGCGAGCTTCTTTCCCCGCGGCGAGAACTTGCCGACCACATTGGACCGCGCGCTGCGCCAGACTTTGACCCACCATAGGATGCCCCGGATCTGGCCCCGCTTCGCCATCCTCGGGTAACGGGTCTGGAGGTCCTTGTCGAGGAAATCCTTGCGCAGTCCGAACATGCCTCGGCCCATCGCGTCCATCGCGATCTCGGGCATGGCCCGCGAGCACCGCGCCATAGCGTCCCGGAGGCCTCGGTCCTTGATCTGGATCCGGATCATGGTTCAGGCTCCGGGTCCTCCGGGTCCTCCGGGTCCTCCGGGTCCTCCGGGACCGGGCCGCCGCGGCGGATCGCCAACCGGTGGCACCCATGATCCGAGGCCATGACCGCCACGACCTGGCACCGGCGCGCCACGCCGGCGAGGTCGACCAGGTCCACCATGTCCTTCCGACCCGGGTCGGCGACGTCGGCGAGGAGGATGGTCAAGGCCCAATCATAGGCCGGGATCTCGACCGCGACGTCCATCGCCGCCATCGGGTAGAAATCGAGGACGCCGAGGATCTCCTCGCCCGACTCGAAGTCGCCGCCCGGGTAGTAGGTGACCGCCTGGCCGAAGGTCGCCACGCAGATCGCGGCATCCGCGGCGACCCGGGCGGCGAACGTCATCGCCGCACCCGCCGCTTCACGCCGAAGGCGGATTCCTGGCCCGTGGGCGCGGCCTCGAGGCGGCCCTCATCTTCCGGCCCGGCCGGGCGCTCGAGCTCGTCCTCGGCCTCGAGAGGCCGCGCGGGGGAGAGGGTCCCCTCCTCCCGCGCCTCCTCCGGCGCCTCGACCCATTCGCACTTGCCCGACCCGAGGATGGCGAGGAACCGCGCGAGACCGATCCCCTCGAGGAGAGTCCCCTCGAGGATGACCGTCTCGGGCGGCCGGAGCGTTCCCTCGACCACCCGCGGAACGGTGAGGCGCAGTTCAACCCGCATGGATCCCCCCCACCCCGTCCCCCTCCTCGAGGAGGAGGACGGGATCATCGAAATCAGGCAAGCGCCGGCTGCGCCTGGTTGTAGGCGTAGAACTTCACGAGGTTGATCTCGCCCGCCAACCAGCAAAGGATCGTCCCGATCTTCTTTGCGTTGGACGAGGTCACGGTGAAGGTCCCATCGTCGGAAGCGTAGACCGCGGCGCCGTTCGTCGCGACGGAGCTCCCGGCGACGGTGAGCTCCACGATCCCCTTGGTCCGGGTCTTGACCCGGATCGCGCCGGCGGCGCCGAGCCGGTTGTCGGCCTGGCGCTCGGCGAATCCGACGAATCCATCGGAGGTCCCGGTCCCGGTCAGCGGGATCATGTAACCGGTGCTCTCGTTCTCCATGACCGCGGCGCCCTCGAAGATCTGGACCGCGTTCTTGACGGGCAGATCGACCGTGTCGCCCTGGTCGTGCGAGGCGTATCCTCGCGGCGTGTCCTTGGTCAGTGCCATATCAGGTCTCCTTTTGCATGGGTCTCGAAGGTCCAGGGCCGATAGGCCCAGACCTTACTGTTTGTCGGTCGAGGTAACCAGGACGGCCTGCTGCCAGTAGCCGTAACCCTTGCCTCGGTTGGCGGCGGCGCCGAACTGGAATCGGTTGTTCTGGAAAGCGTATTCGGACCCCTCGGCCAAGGCCTGGGTCCGGACCCCGCCCTCCTCGATCCGGATAAACGGTTTCACGATTCCATCGGTGCGGAAGACCGCGAACTTCGCGAGGGAATTCGCGACCGAATACCATCCGAGGGCGTCGAGGCGCGGGTTGATCTGAAGCTGGATCTTCAGGTCCGAGCTCTGAGAGAGGACGTTGTCCGCGGCCTGGGTCGTGTCGACGATTACGCTCGCCTGGATCGCCTTCTTCGCGATCGGCCAGAGTCCGGTCGGCACCATGACCATGAACTCCTGGGCGCCCTCGTTCATCGGTTCGCCATAACCGTCGACGAACCCGAGCATGGCGGTAATCGCCTGGAGGACGTAGGCGGCGAATTCGGCGACCGAAGGATTCTCGCCCTCGGTCGAGAGCGCAACCGCGAGGTCGTTCGATTGCGCCGGCGAGTTGTCCTCTTGATGGTCGGTATCGAAGAAGAGCTGCCCGTCATAACAGGCGGCCGCCTCTCCGGCGACGATGAGCTCGGTCAGCAGCCGGGCCCAGTGCTGGTTCGCGCGCTGCGCGAACTCGCGGATCCGGACCATGACCTGCCCGGTCTTGTCGCGCGTGACCTCCTTCCGGAGGAATTCGAGCGTCGCCTCGAATTCGATGTTCGGGATTATCACGCCGTGCTCGGAGATCCCCTTCGCGACCCGAGGCCCGACCCACTGCCGGAAGGTCGGATTCGATCCCAGCCAGCGGAGGATCTCCTGCTCCTGGTCGGTCGGGAAGTAGTTGGACAAGGCCTCGATCCAGGGCGGGACCGTGGCGCGGAGCGTGAAGTAATACGCTCCGATGATTGCGCGTTCGGAGAGAGAGAGAGCTCCCATGGTTCACTCCTTTGGAATGCTGTTTTTTTTCAGGTCGCGCCGGTCACTTGCGATCGTTCACGATCGAGACCAGCCCGAGCGCCTCGGCCTCGCGGAAGGCCTTGAAATGTTCGAACTGGATGAACTCCTCGCGGAGCTTCTTGTCGGCCTTCCAGAGGGTCTGGAGGTCGTCCGGATCGCCGGAGTCGGCGGAGAGGATCTCGGTCGCCGGCGAACCGCGGAGCTTGCCGACCAGGTCGAGGACCTCGGATGCGGCCTGCTTGCGCTCCTTGTTCTCCTCCTCCTCCTCCTCCTCGTCCTCCTCGTCCTCGTCCTCCTTGCTCTTCGCCTTGGCGGCCTTGCTCTCCTCGAGCTTCGAGACCATCGCGGCGGCCGCGGCCTTCAGGTCCTCGACGATCTCGAGGAGCGCATCCTCGAGCGCCGTCTCCGATGCGGCGAGCTTCATCACGAGCTCGGCCTGGCGCGGCAACTCGGCCGCCTTCGAGAGCTTCGCAACCCGCGCCTGGAATTCGGCGCGCGCCTCGGCCCTCGCATCCCCCGCCCCCTTCGCCGCAGTCGAGTCCGCGGTCGAATCGGCGCCATCCTTCTTTCCTGCCATGATGCCCCTCCTATGGGCTAGAGCTTGCGCCGAGGTATCAGGGTCGGCGCCGAGCGAACAAAAGGAGACCTCGCGGAGATCGCTCTCCCGATAGATCAGACCCGGGCCCGTGAGTGTCCGGCCGTTCACTTGCGCGGTCGAACCGCTTTCGACCTGCTCGATCTTCGTGCCGGCGACCCGAACGCTCGCCTGGAATGGGAACCCGTCCTCCGCATCGGAGAGGATCTCCTTCGCCCGGGCGGAACGAAGGAACTTCCCCCCGACCTCGAGGCCCCGCTCTGAGAGCTCGACCCGGTCGGAGAACCCGACCCGGTCGGTCGAAATATGGTCGATGAGGATCGGGATCGCCCGGGCGGGCCAGGAGAGGCCCTCGAGGTCGATGGCGAAATTCTCGCCCGGGAACTTAATGATCCCGCCCGTATAGGCGAGCATGGAGAAGCGCCGCGCCTTCTCCCCGTCCGGGACGGCGAGCGCGAGATCGGCCCGGAGCTCGCGGACCTCACTCGAGGCCGCCACCGCCGCCAGGTTCCGGTTCCGGTTCTGGGTCTTCATTGAGCAGCCTCTTCCTTGTCTCCCGGATCTTCACTTCTTCGCGCACCCCGGCCTCGAGGAGGTCGGACCAGTTCCGTCCGGCCCACTTCTTCGCCTCGATCGACCGGGTCGAGAGGCCGGCCTTCACGGCGAGGATCGAGGAGTTGATCTCCTTCTCGGGATCGACCCAACCCCACCCCGGGAATCCCCAATCGGCCCGGGTCCACTCGGCGAGATTGGCGGCCCAGGATGGTTCTTTAACGATCCCCTTGAATCGCCCCTGGAACCATGCCTCCTCGAGGACGGCCCGGTAGATCGGTTGCAAGACCCGGCGCGCTTGCGTGATCTGGCGGACCACGAAGGAGCGCCGCGCCTCGAGGATCGAGGCCCTCGAGCTCGAGTAATTCGCCTTCGAGAAATCGAGCGCGCCGAGCTCGAAGGGGAGACCCACGGCCCGGAGGATCATTCGGACGAGCGAGGTAACCGCGGCGTCGAAGATCATGCCCGGGCGCTGCGGGTTGAATGGGACAATGTCCTCGCCCGGTTCCAAGTATTCGATCTGCCCTGGCTGGAGCTCCTCGATCATCTTGCCCGTCACGGCGTCGCGGGTCGCCCGGGACGGGACCGCCGCGGCCGGCCCGTTGCGCTTCACGATTGCAGTAATGCAAGCGGTCGCGCGCGCGGCCGTGATCTCCGCATCGACGTAACCGCGGAGGTCGTCGAAGAATTCGAGCGCCGGCGCGAAGATCGGGATCCCCCGGGTCTGGCCCGGGCGGAGCGGGATCATGTACTGATCCATGACCAGGCCGGCCGCGGTGAGGCGCGGGTAGGTCTTGAATTGCCCGCTCCACTTCTGATCCCCCTCGCCGAAGACCCGGAAATGGGTCGGTGCACCGAACCGGTCGCGCTTGACCCCCATCCGCCATTCCAGGTCCCCGACCGGCGAACCGACCCGCTCGGCCTCGAGGAGCTCGATCGCGGTCCGGAAGGTCCGGGTCTTGTCCTCGATCGAAACCAGGTGGAAGAAGACGTCCCCGCCCTCGAGGGCGCTGCGCTCGAGCAGGCGATGGAGGCCGGAGAAGTCGGTCCGCGCCGTCGCATCCGCCTGTTCCGACCACTCTTCCCAGAGGTCCTTCGCCCGGTCGCGGAACTTGTCGAGCGCCGTCTCGTCGACGTCGAGCCGGTCGGCGCGCGGCGAGGGAACGCATTCGAACCCGCTCCCGACCACGTTGTCGACCAAGGTCCCGATGATCCCGGCCGCGAGGGGAGAATTCTGGACGATCTCGCGGGACCGCTCGCGGAGCTTGGGGAGGTCGAGCTCGAGCTCGGCGTCGGTCTCGTCGGTGACCCCGTTCCACTCGCGGAGGCGATGGGTCTCGGCGGCCCGGTAGCGTAGGCGGCGCTCCTCCGTCGTCCGAAGGTCGCGGAGCATGATCCGCGCCGATTCGCGCCGGAGCGCGAGGCGCGGCGCCACCGCGCCGAGGATCCGGTCGGTGAGGGTCGATAGGTTCATGGTCGCCCGTACTGGACGAAGGTCCTGGTCTCGCTCCCCGCGGCCCGGGCGAGCTCCGCCTCGAGCTCGGTCCGGTGCTCCCGGAGCTTCGGGAGGTCGTGGTAGGTCACGGTCCGCCCGCTCATCGACACGAAGGCGAATTTCTGCTGGATGATCTCGAGGATGAGCGCGTTTAGCGCGTCGAGCTCGACCTGGATTTCCGCCGCGGTGCGCATGGTCGAATTGGCGCACCCGGGCCCGGAAAGTCAAGGGGAGAGGGAACTATTTCCAACTCATCCATGACCCGCGTTTCCGCGCCGGCCGATCCTGTCCTTCCTTGGCGCTTTCTGTCCGTTTCGCCCGCGCCGGCGGCGCATCGGACCCGACCCCGAGCATATCGGCCGCGACCGTCGCGAGGACCTCGCAGTCGAGATAGTGGGAAGGCATCCCCCGATACTTCGGCCGCCAGACCCAGCGGACCCGGCCCGTCTTCCGGTTGCGCTCCTGGACCCGCTTCTCCCCGACGACCTGGGCCAGGTAGTCATCGGAGACGTCGATCGGAAGGTGCCACCCGCCCGGCGCCTCGCCGCCGACCCGGCCGACCGCCTCGAGGACCACGGCCGGGCGCGAGCGGAACCGCATGATCTTGTCCTTCCAGACCCCGACGTTGATGAGCCACAGGAGCAGGCCGCCCGGGTAGACCGCCCCGGTGACCTTGTTCCGGTCGACCCGGGTCGCCTGGTACGGGATCGGTTTCGCCGAGTCGATCCCCTTGGTCGGCCGGATCAGATCGCCTCGGGCCGCGGCGATATCGTACACGGTCCAGGCGTCGTAACCCGAGTCCATGAGCACCAGGTCGACCTGGCGGCCCGACCAGGCCCCATCGAAGACCCGGGTCTCGAGCTCGAGGAGAGACTCGACCCGCCCATGGTCGACCAGCCATGACTCCCACTTCTCGCCCCATGCGCGGACCACGAAGAAGTAATGGTCAAGCTGGACGTCCACCCCGGCCGTGAGGAACCGGGCCCCCTCCGGGACGTGGCCCGATGGATAGTTGAGGCAGAGGCCGCGGAGGTCGGATTCGGACCAGGAACGGACGTTCTCTTCCCACGCCTCGGCGAGTTGCGTATTGATGAAGGCCTGGAGCTTGTCGGTGTCGGTCTGAGCTTCCAACCATTCGGCGACCAGGTCGGACCAGGAGGACCAGGTCGAGAGGAGCGCCGGCAGGTGGAATCCGGCATGGGCCCGATAGGTCCCGCCGACCGGGCCATCCTTCCCAGAGCGCGCGTCCTCCGGCGCCCACTTGCCCCCGTCGATGAGGCGCTCCCGCTCGATCGACCGGTCGCGGATCTTGGCCCGGCAGGTCTGGCACTCCCACCATGCGAGGAGGTCCCGCTTGACCTCGTCCGGGTCGCGGACCTCCTTCGGCCATCGAATGTTCGCCCAGGTGGTCCAGGCCCAGGTCCCACAACCCGGGCAACGAACCCAATAGCGCCGGCGGTCGCTCGCCAGCCACTCCTGCCATATCAGGTTGTCGACCGTGGTCGGCGAGGAGAACTTGAGGATCTTCCGATTCCAGAAGGTCCTCTGGCGCTTGCGCACGATCTGGAGCGGCGACCCCTCGCCCGGGACCCAGGTTGCGTAGCGGTCGAGCTCGTCGAGGATCAGCCAGCGGATCGCCTTCGAGGCGAGGTCCGCCGCGGCGGTCGAGGCGCCGAAGTAGAGCACCATGCGATCGAAGACGATTGACTCTTTCTTCTTGTCGGCCCGGCGCGCCGACAGGTGGCGCGAGGCCACGGGGTTGACCCGGAGGAGCTCCTTGATCCGGTGGTCGAAAATCGCGACGCAGTCCTCCTTGCGCGGGTAGACGAGCATGGTCGGCCCCGGGTCCTCGGCGATGATCCAGAGGAGGAGATTCAAGGCCGCCTCGGTCAGGCCCATCTGAGTCGCCTTGACGCAAGAGACCTCCTCGATCCGCTCGTCGACCATCGCATCCATGATCCCGCGGAGATAGGGCGTGACCTGGTTTCGCCAGGGCCCGGAGAGGCCGGAGTTGATCGGGTCCAGGATCCGGTTCTCCTCCGCCCATTCGGAGAGCGGGAGGTCGGTCGCCGGCACGAGGGCCGCGAGCTCGGCCGGGAACCATTCGACCCGGCGGGCCATGCTCACTCCTTCCGATCGATCGGCCGGGCGTAGCTCCGGAGGAGGGCCCGGTGGCGGTCGCGGAGCAGGGCCCGAATGTCCCTCGGATTGTCGAGCGGCGCGAGCAGGGGAGGGAGCTCATTGTCGATCCGGTCGAGCCCCTGCTTGATCGCCGCGGCCCGGTCGGCGAGCAGGACCTCGACCTCGGCGCGCGCGATGAGGTCCCCCTTCTGGACCAGGAATGCCTGGCGCGCCGCGAGCGTCCGGACCTTCTTCCACTCGGCATTCCAGAAATCGATCGGGCGCTTCCCCTCGGCCGGGAGGTCCTCGAGGTCATCGGAGAAGAGTCCGCGCTGCTCCGGGAGCTCGGCCGGGTCGGACCCGGTCTTTCGATGGTTCGCCAACCATGCCAGATAGGCGAAGAGGTCGATCGACCGCGGCGACCCGACCGAGCTCCCGATCCGGGTCAGGAGGTCGCGGAGCGAGCGGTCGGTGACCACTTCGCCGAGCCGGGCGCCGTTCAGGCGGCGCGCGAGCTCCGCCACGGACAGGCGCCGGAGATTCAGGCCAGGACCTTCGCCGTCCACAACGCCGCCAAGTCCCAGATCGAAATTTCCGCCGCGACGATCCCGGCCGCGCCGAGCTCCTCCTCGAGCTCCTCCAGCGTGACCGTCGCCCCGGCCGCCTCGAGAATCCGGACCATGACCGCGATCGGTATACGCTCCGGATCGAATGCCACTTTTTTTCCCCCCTAGAAAATTCTCAATTCAAAACGGAGATCGACCGCGCGCCGCCGGCACC